AAATACAGGACCAAAAAGCGCATTGATTTTCTTGCTATGATACACAATAGTTTGCAAAGCCGGGTATTCAGTTTGAATACTAAGATCCAAACGCTGTTTCGGCTGCTGCTTGATCATGTGCCTGTATTGATCAACGGCTGGTAAATCAATAAAGTCAAAATCAGCCAACTGGCCAATTGTTGACTTCTCTTGCTTTTCGATCCATCTTTCCAAACTCGCCCTTGAAAGCAGAGGTATATTTTTTGGTTTTTTCTTTTCTTTAATTAAGTATGCATCAAAAAACTTATCTACTACTAGAGAAGCGGTGTCTTCGATGTCAACAACCCCTACTAATTCGGGAGAGTTGAAATTTCTTTTGATCATCGCGACCAAATTTTCCAACAATCCAGGTTTTCGAGGTTTTTCAGCAGCAGTCCTGATCACAGGTTTCAATGTCGTCTCAGATTCTCTCGGAAGAGGCACCGACTTCGACATATCCAACACACAATCCTTGACATTCAAATTATTTTCTCGTATTTGCATAGTTACAGCATCATACTCATTAAGTATAGTACTGTTTCCCGGCAAACACTTGTCGTAATAATATTGCATGTCAGAAACATCTCCTGTTTTTGGTGCTGCGACGAAAAGGTTAACACCTTTGTACACCGATTCTATCTGTAATTGCTATTGAGTCGACACATCAACTTTGTACATATCTAACAGGTAACTACTCACACACTCCAAATCTCTAAGCACTGAAACGACTGCATCTAGTACAACAGTGTAATATTTGATTGACCTTGTATGCCTAGACAACGAGACCAACAGGTGCGGACTCTGCTTTGAAATTATTCCCACGGGTGTAGGCGTCAGTCTCACTAATGAGACGTCTTCAAACGTTTCCCCTTGCACCTCATGAACGGTATGCACATCTTCGTAACCCCTTGAGAGCAGCAATGACTTGTCTGATTGAGTGAATGTAATCACCTTCCCTTTAAGTGGTTTAGACACTGGATTCATTACTGCTGCACCTTGGATGACCTCGTGTGACACCGAGCGTGTAACACTTGATGTGCACATAACTTGCCCTTCGTACTTCTGATTCAAGAAGAAGGTGATATCAGCCGGACACCGCAATGTTGTTCTGCGAGTCTCAACAGCATCGACCTCGAGTTGACTCAAATGCTTAGGATAGGGAAAAGTTGCAACTCTGTTGATGTAAGGAATCTGCTGGGTGTCTCCATAAACAAAAGCCTCGGAGCATAGAGACATGCCAACCAGAAAATTAACACAACCGGGGTGTAACATTAGACCTTCATCCAGAAACAGCCTTTTGTATTGGCACGGACCTCGACCGTAATTCATTAAGAAAGAGTCTACCGTCCTTACGTTCTCCTTGGTCGCCACGATTAAACCAGAACTGTTTGCTCTTCTTCTTATCATTTCGGCAGCCTGTTTTCCTGGTACTAGAACCAGATCTTCGTCAAAGTTGACCCTCGAAAGAATCTCCTTTGTCTTCCCGCAACCTGGAACACCATCAACAAGTGTAACCTTTGCACTACTTATATGGGGTTCACCGTCTTTAAGCACTGAGCGTATAGCTCTTATCTTCCCCATATCTGAATACACCAAAGATTCGGAGCTCACTGCGACTCTACGCCATGTCTCTCCGCACACAATGTTCTCGCCATCGTATGTGAGAAGCGCTACAAAGCACTTATAGTCTGAGTCCATCACCACACCCCAAGCATGTCCTTTCGATTGAGGTTTCACCAACCATTTCTTAAGGCACACGTCGTAGACTCCAAATTTTTCCTTAGTCTCGAGATCTATCGCAGCTGTGTCCTTGATTATCTTCTTCAGGTTTGATACCGCAGCAGAGAGCGAGGCTACTAGGCTGTCTAAATAGTTCTTGCATTGTTGAACTTTTAGCGGACCAGTATACACCATCGCATGCATCTGTTTACGGATAATCGTCTCTGTGGATACCATATGGAACTGCTGCAACGACTCGATTTCTGTACTTCTTTGGAACTCATCGGACACTGTGCTGCCTGTTAGACCTAGCATAGAAATCTCCGATTTTCGGACCACTTCCTTGATTGAGGACTCACCTACGTCTGACGACACAATCTTTAATGAACCTTCCTCCTTTGATGCAATTGTCGGTTGCAATGCAAGTGCGACATTTGCTTCGGTAGGCCGCTCAAACGTTAAGGTCAAACCACTCTCATTTGAAACCACGGCTACCATTACCTTTGCTGCCACCAATGGATCTACGCCTAAAGTATTACACATTCGGGAAAAAACATCAACATCAAACTTGTCACTATCCTTAAGAATTGAGATTTCTGACAAAGCATTGTACATCACTTCCGCTTCTTCCAAGCTCTTTTTAACGTCCAGTACCGGCATTTCCACTGAAGACTTGTACTCTTTAACTAATCTGTCGTGGAAAGTCACATACAAGTCAGGTACTTTAATTTCAAGAGCCTTTTCCGAAACAGTTATGAGTTTCTTGTTAATCAACCTCTCCTTGATTGTAGGAAAACAGTTGTGAAAAGCGGCAGTAATCTCATCCCAGACATATTCAGTGAGCGATTTAGAATGCACTTGAAATTTTTGAACCACGAGGTCATCTTTGAGCATGGCCAATTTGGTCTGCAAGAAAAAGGTCATTGACAGAGACTGCAACAAAGCCTTGTCCACATCCCACTCTGAGCGCGCAGTCACCCCATTAATTATCACTCTTGATCTTATCGACTCAACGAACGATAATACATTGGCGTAAGTAAGCGCTTTCGACTGGTATGTGCGAATATGATTAAGCACAGTATAAACGAAGTCCTTGCTGACCATAACCTCCTTTCTTGCTAACCTTTTCCCCTCGTTCTGTAAAGATACGTCGAACAAAGGTACTATCACCATATCTTTCATCTTTGGAAACCAATAATTAACAGACGATGAATCCTC